AGAAAGGGAATACAATGACGACCAAGCCAATGACAATGACAACTGACCAACACAGGAACGTGGTTGCTATGTTCTTCGGTAATGTTATTGACAATGTCAAGACACATGAATACTGGAAGAAAACAGACGCAGTAGAACTGTTAATCGGGGCTATTGAAGAAGTACAACGCATGACCCCTGACCAATGGACTCAACTCAAGAAAGACTTACAAGATAGATATGTAGGTCGCTAATGAGTCAGCATATATTTAAGAACGGACAATCCTATTATCTAGCAGAAATTAGTCCACAAGGACAATTAACGCTAAAAGTAAAGGAGTTCGGGTGGTCAGATACTTGGTCACTTCCTTTAGATACATGTGACCACAATGGTCGTACCCACGATGAACTCACAGTCGGGGGTGAATAATGGAAGAAACAAGAATGTCACCTGCAGAACGTCTTAAACTACGTACTCGCGCCCAACGCTATGCACTAATATTTTTAGGGCAAAAGTATAGACAAGAATACAGGGAGTTATATCAAGCCTATCTAAACAACAGAGGATATAAACCATACGCACGTTATGTGGCTAAACCACTAGTAGATGAGCGCAATACAATGGAAACAAGCCTATCTAAACAATAGGGTAGATACAATGCCTCACAGGTCGGTTAACGCTGGCTTGTGGGGCATTTTGTTTGTGTTGACCCACCCTTATATTTAATATACCCACCCTTTAATGAAGCCCTTTGGGCTGCTGATTTGGCAAGCGCAGCTTGCCAACACAAACATCTGCGCTTTATAACGATTCTATAACAATTCTGCCAACTCTATTGAAAAGAGAGAGCACCTATGGTAATGAGAGAGGAGAGAGTAGCCCACTAACTATCCTATTATCGGCTACTGTCAGCCCTGATAGCGAGTCCGTAGGACTACGCCCAGATTTTTGACATACTGTCAGGCTAGATATAGTGATAACAACGAGTCTGCAACAATAACAGGATAGAGATATAGACTCTCCCTCTATATATGGTTAATAAGGCTCTTATGCACAATCAGTAATCCCCCGACTTGGGGCGTAACAATCGTTATGTAATTGTGACCTTTCAAGGCTACCCCCGACTTGAGTTATTAGAAGTTATCCACTACGCTCGAACTATCATGGGACAAGCCATGACCAAGCAAGGGACAAAGCATGAGCATAGGTATCTATGTAGAAAGTAATGAAACAAATAGTCTAGTTAATCAGACCTTGATTACCCCGACTCCAACAGAAGTAAAGATATTCGCCCGACAGATAGATAAGTCCAACCCACAGGCTCGTTGCCTATGGCAGGTAACAACTCAGTTAGATATGCCTGAAAGTGTAGTGACTAAAAGCCCTATTGCAGTTATCTTGACCGATAGGGATATAGAAGCCTTATCAAGAAACAATGTATCTACTCTAGGTGTCAAGGCTATTAGAGCCAACGAGACTCATGGAACAGTATTAGGACTATCACAACCACACGATAAGTTAGTCCAAGAATTAGTAGATAGATTAAAGTCAGCCGACGAAACTCTTAACAATCTAGTTACTGACAATCGTAGGAACAACCCTATTATCCTTAGACCTATTCCTTATGAACAAGAAGTAACTAACAGGGTAGTTAATGTAGATATACAAGCCCCAGAAAAACAGCATAGTTATTCTATGGAAATGGCAACGATTCCAGATATGAAATGGAGTCGAGATTACATTACTCGCAAGTTAGTTAATAACCTCACCGAGTTTGAGGTATATGACAATGCCATGCGTAACCATGAAAATATCCTATTAGAGGGACATGCAGGGTCAGGTAAGACAATGTCAGTATTGGCATACGCAAGTGCCAGAGGACATAGATATTACAATGTCTCATCTCATATTGGATTAGAAGCAAGCCAACTATTCGGTAAATGGATTCCAACCCCAGACGGACACTTCCGTTGGCAAGACGGCGCAGTAACCGAGTTAGTTCGTAATGGTGGCGTATTATTACTGAACGAAGTTAATTTTATGCCAGAACGAGTAACTACAGTATTGTTCGGACTACTAGACGCTAGGCGTGAGATTCAACTCATGGATAATAACGGCGAAGTTATCAAGGCTCATAACGAGTTATTAGTAATCGCTGATATGAACCCTAACTATCGTGGTACTCGACCAATGAACCAAGCATGGAAAGATAGATTCCACCATATAATCGAGTTCCCTTATGACAAGGCTATTGAAACCAAGTTAGTTAAAAGCCCTGCTCTTATCAACCTTGCTAATCAACTTAGAGATGAGTTTGATAAGGAAGCAATCGAAACTCCAATATCAACTCGTAAGTTAGTAGCGTTCATTAACAATACTGATAACTTAGGACTTGATTATGCAACCTATTGTTTCATAAATGGATTTGCTGAACATGAACGCCAAGCAGTTAAGTTAGTCATGGAAACTCACAAAGCCAATCTTGTTACTGACTTAGTACCTGCAACTAACAAGGTTGTTACTGAAAGTGAAGTGAACCTATAATGTCAGCCTTGACAGATAAAGTATTAAGAAATTGGCATGACGACGGCTATGGAAGTAAGCACAACTACTTCTATAGAAATGCAGACTTATTAGATAGTGATGTCATAGATGAGGACACAGTAAAGTTATTCTTAGTAGAAATAACTAATGACTTTACTAAGATACTTGAAACTCCTATTAGACATATATCTCTTTGGGCAATAGAAAAGGTTAGAGACGACTCTTACGGAACTCTATTAGAAGTTGATTACACCAACTTAATGTCTGATGATTACAAGGCTAATACTATGAAAGTATTATCAGAGATGATAAACAGGCTTGATAGTATTCATAACGAAGTTCAGGAATTAAATTGGAAAGATGAACAAGACCGAGAAATTAAAATGCAAGAGTTCAGACAATTCCAATCTGATACTACTTCCAAGATAGATTCACTAACAGCCGTATATGCTAAGGCTGATAGTGTGCTATCTAGTGAGACGATAGATGTCAAGGTAGTTAATGAACCTGATAAACCTAATCCAGCATGGACAGACGGCAAGATTATCAGCCTTAATAAAGCCGTACTTGATGATATTACCAATCTTACTGACGAAGCATTAACAGTATTAAATGGTATTAACTATCATGAGTTAGCCCATATCTTATTCTCACCTAGAGTAAATACAAAGTTTGCTAAATGGGTAATGGAAAAGCAATACCTAGCAACTTGTCAGTTATTAGAGGACATAAGAATAGAAACTAAACTGATAACTATGTATCCAAGTACCAAGCCTTTTATTGAATCAACCTTTTATCGCCATGTGTTAAACACTAATGGGCTTGTTAGTCTTAGACCAGAGTTGTTTGCCAGAGTCTATGGTGCTAAATATATCAGCCTTGATATTCGTCAAGAAATTGTTAATCAACACAAACAAGTATTGACAGCAGAAGTAATGCAGGATATTGCCAACCTTGTTAATGAATATCGCTTGTTATCTTATCCACGCGATTATCAAAAGGGTATGGATATTATCGAGAAGTTCAGTAAATATGTAGCACTACCTCAAGGTAACGCCCAAAAGGAAGCAGTAGGGTGCAGTAATCAACCTTTCAATGGTAAGGGTCGCCCAATAGGTCAAAAGGAACAAGATTACGCAACTCCAACAGGCGAAAATGACGAATTACAATTACCAACAGAAAGCGACAATACTGATACTGATAATGGTAATAGCCCTGATAACAATACTGATAGTGACTCTAATAACAATACTGATAGTAATGAACAAGGCAATAAGACTAAGAACTCTAAGTTAAGTGACAACGCTATTAGTGAAATAAATAAACGCATGAGTGAATTAGTATCTAATAGTGATGTCAAACAAAAGAATAAGGATATTCGTAAGTCTATTGCTAATGAGGACAGCGTTAGGAATCCATTACGCAAAGCAAACCACTACAAAGCGCTTCCAAACACCTCTTACTCATCTATGGCAACTAAGTTCGGTAATGAATTAGAACGATTAAGAACCGACTTAGACCCAATGTGGGAACAAGAAACTCCAAGTGGCAGATTAAATATCCAACGAGCCATGAAGCGTGATATTAACAGCCTTGATACTTTATTTGATAAATGGAGTGAGGGGTCAGACGCATGTGATATTGAAGCAGTAATCCTATTAGATAACTCAGGTTCAATGATGAACTCCATGCAAGAAGTATGCCAAGCAACATGGGCTATGAAGCGTGGTATCGAGAAAATACAGGGTGATGTAACAGTATTAACTTTCAATGGAACTGCTAGAAAATTATACGAGAAGCATGAAAAGGCTACCAATGCCTTTCGTGCAGTAGAATCTAGTGGTTGCACAGACCCTACTGAGGCTCTTAGATTAGCCGAGCAGATATTAGTTAAAAGTAAAAGACAAACAAGATTGTTACTTGTAGTTACTGACGGCTATTGGTCAAACGATACTACTTGTAACTTAACAATACAAAGCATGAACGACTCAGGAGTTATATCAAGCCTTGTATATTATGGTCAAACAGAATATATCCAAAATAGAATAAGACTTGCAAAGCATGACGCTAAAGAGGAAAGGGATTTACAAAAGTTCGTTAAGCATAACTGCACTCTATTCAACGCAGTTGATACTCCAAAGGACTTGTTAAAAGTAGCAACTATGATTGTAAAAGAACGAATCAAAGAAGTATCTAGGGTCGCCTAGATAACCAAGCCCCTGATTATCGGTTGGAGTTACTTGTCCTTTCGCCAGCCGATAGTCAGGCTCTATAAGTTAGGAAAGGAAAACAAATGATAAGTAATTTATTTATGGTTGCAACTTTCATGATAATAATAGGCTCAGCATTAGTCTTGATATTCGATAGAGATGAAAAGACTAAATACATATCAAGGGAACACCAAGATTTCATGCGCTTCTACAGAGCCATGAAAAGAATACAAGAAGCCGATAACAAGGCTATTAAAAGAAAGGGAAAGAAATAAATGGATACTCCAACACAAACAACACAAACTTTTGCCAGCGCAGATGACCCCTTTGATTCAGGGGTGTTCAAGCCGATTATTATTATTGACCAATACTCAGCCATGTATGTCTATTACAAAGCATTAAGCGATAGATATGACATAAGCCATGAGGTTGAGTATATGAATTACCAAGAACCAGAGTGGCATGAAAACTTGACAGAAGCAGAAGCAGAAGCAAAGATAGTAGAACTACAAAACCACAGCGTAGCAAGAGACAGCGAGTTGTTACACCAAGAGATAAAGAGATAAGAGAGATAAAAATAATGAGAGTAAAAGAACTAAGAGAGCAATTAAATAAATATAAAGATGATGATGAGATTATTGTATCGCTTCATCATAAAAGTGATTATCAGTTACATGACCAAGAAATATCAGAGCAAATATGGAGTGAAGTATGTGAAAAGGCTGATAATCAAGGCTATGACCAACTATTAACTAATCTAATTGCTGATGATGTGGATAGTCATGCCTAATTATGAAGTTAATGCAGAGCAGACTCACTACTACACGATAAAAGTAGAAGCCAAAGACACAGAGGAAGCGTTTGAGAAAGCATGTGCAACCCCTGTTGATAAATGGGTAGAGAGACAAAGCCCAGACTTATATGTATATAGAGATGAAGATGATATTAAGGAAGTTGAGTAATGGAAGACACACTATACGGCGCACCTTTTTTTGATTTAGTAATCCAAGATTGGTGGTTATCACTTTACATAGAAAATGTAATAGGACTTGATATTTCATGGTTCGGCGCATTACTGATAGCAGGACTAGGAGTGGTAGTCTATTGGGTAAAGAGACGCAGGAAGCGTAAATAAATGACCACGATAATAGGGTTGCAGAAACCAGACCATTGTTTGCTAATCGCAGACTCTCGTACAACCGACGATGGTGGTCGTACCTATTCTCACCCTATTGTCAGTAAGATTACCAAAAGAGGTAAGTATCTAATCGCAGGTTCGGGATTAACTCAGCCATGCGATATTGTCCAGCATGTATGGAAACCACCAGCAATACCTACTAATGCTAAGAAAGATTTATACCACTTTGTTATATCAGAAGTAGTGCCCTCTATTAGAGAAGCGTTAAATGCTAATGGTTATATTCCAGATAAAGAGAATAGTAACGAGCCAGATTTCTTATTCTTAATAGCAATTCAAGGAACTATCTTTGAGTTAGACGAGTCTCTATCAGTAATGATGAGAGATGACGGCTTATATGGAATAGGTAGTGGTTCGCCGTATGCAATAGGCGCATTACAAGCAGGGGCTACATGGAGAAAAGCGATGCAGATTGCATGTAAGAATAATATATTTAGTGCACCACCTTTTATTACACACACACAGAGGAGATAATAATGTTCTATTGGGGCGATTACTTAGCCGTAGTATTACTCGTAGGAGTAGCAAGTTTTTTAGCAGGTTGGACAGCGTACGGATTCGCAGAGCGTAAAGATAAAAAGATAAACCAAGAAGATTTAGACGCTTATGTAGATATTATGTGGGCACACTATAAAGAAAGGTATGCTCAAGATGAGCGCCGTCACAAAGATAGAGGCTAGATATATAAGGCTCAAAACTTGTAAGAAGTGTGGGGACACCCAAGTGTTTAGAAAGCCTAGCGAACCTTTATTACAGTTAGATTATCAAGGAGAGTTATCAAAGTGGAGAGAGATAGTTTTATCTCGCTATATGAAATACCACAAGTGTAATGTTTGAAAATAGTCCAAGAATTAACGACGACAATAACCTAGTACCTGAAAACACAGTTGTAATAGTACCTAAGATTGGTATTACCAAAGAGAGTATTAGCAATGTTATTGAATCTCTTAAGGGCGAAAAGAAAAGAGACTTCTTTGTTGAAGCCTCATACTTCTGTTTACCTATGATGATTGCCAACCAATACGGTTTTATTATCAAAAGCACAAGTAATCTAACAATAAAATGGGACGGAAAGAAGCCTTTAACCTTTATTGAAAAAGATGAGCTTCCGGGTGGTTTGCATGTATCAAACAGCCCTCAAAGCAATGTTATTAACTTTAGAATACCTTTCATGTTGAGAACACCACCTTTAGTTAATCTTATGGTCTTAGCCCCACCTAACTTTATGTTACCCACAGGGATAACAGTATTAAATGGAGTTGTAGAGACAGATAACTTACAGTTTGATTTCACTTTGAACTTGATGATAAATGAACCAATGACAGTAGAGATTCCCAAAGGCACTCCGATAACAGCGTTGATTCCAATACCAAGAGGTTTTGCAGATAGTTTTGAATTAAAACATGCTGATGAACTATATGATAACAAGGTTATTAACTTTGAGAAACTAAGTCATGGGCAATGGGAACACATACGAGATACAGTAGATAAACAACACTATGCAGAAACAGGGCAAAGAGGTAGAAGATACTTCAAAGGGATAGATGCCTGGAACAATCCCTTTAGATTCTTTCATCAAAAATAATAAAAGCCCCTAGTCATTAAAACTAGGGGCTTTTTAATTGATATTACTTTGGAATCTCACAAAAATCAGTAGAGCAATACTTCTCACCAATAGCGTCGGCTGCCATTCCTGCGTACACATCTGTGAAGTCAATTGGCAATAAATCGTATTTATACTTTTCGTATTCATCTTTAGTTATCTGTGTGTATGGCATTTGTGGGTAAGTCTCGTTCCCCATAGGTAAGAAGGAAACGGTTTTGAGTTGCCCATCAAACATGTGCAGAACTGTGCCTACGGCATCTTTTTCTTTATCTTTGTTAAAGGATACTGTTACTGATACTGAGTTGTCTGACCAATGTCTTTGAGCCATCGCTGCGAGTGATACTTTCTCATAGATAGAAACATCTTTCTCAGAACGAGAGGCGCTTGATTCAACTGGGAAAAATACAACTGAAGTAGTCTTTGGTGATTCACTAGCAGGTTCGACTCTGTAATTAGCAAACTTAAAGAGAGGCAACATAGGGTCTTCGTTAGCAAATCTAATAGAGCGTAAGAAGTATTGACCACCGGGAGTCCAATGAACCCCGGGAGATTCTCCTGCAAGGATTGATACTGTTCCTGATGGCTTTACTGTTGTTAATTTTATCGATTCTCTAATACCAAACCATTCAGAATACACATGGTCATAGTATTGAACTGTTGAGTAGCCTGACTCCATCCACTCACGCAATACTGGTAAGCCAACTCTGTCAGCAAAGTTAGCAATACCTGAAATAGAAGTACCAATGCGACGATTGCGTTGCATGATTGCGTTAGTTTCTTCCCAATGAGTAGGGATAAGCGTAACTGTCTTGGCGTATAAGAAAGCAAACTTCAATGTTCTCTTGAAATCTTCTAGGCTGTCATGTCTGTTTAAGTATGTTTCAACGAGAGTACAGCACTCGAATGACTCAAGTGATTGTTCTGCACATGGGTTATATCCGGCTGCGCGATGGTCTTTGTTATTAGGTGGGTCAATAAGTCTCCCGTATTTACGGGTTACATCCATCCATATAACGCCCGGCTCACCATTTAATGCAATGCCGTCGATAATAGTAGATAGGTCATCACCAACAGATACTTCAACAGAGTTGTTAGACATCCAAGCCCAACCCGGATTCTTTGTATCGTATGAGTTTCTTTGTGGATATACTTCTGGGTTCTTTAGATTAAGGAAGTCTTTATCATCCAAGCGACCAAGCAATAGTTCAGCAGAACGTCGTACATTTCCTGATACAACACAAACTCCGATTAAATTACCAATGTCTGCAATATCAACTCTAGTTAGTTTAGAACCTGCACGATTAGCGAATATTACCGAGATTGCCTTGTGTAAACGCATCAACGGTTCGGGCCCAGCTGCTGTGCCTCCAAAAGTTTTAATAGGTGCTCCTGCTGGTCTTACTTGAGAATAGTCAAATATTAGTTTAGATTGGTCTGGTTTTAGATAAGAATTGATTAGTGCGTTAGTTGATTCAACCCATCCCTCTCTGGTATCTGGGATGACATGGGTAACTTCTTCTTTTGGTTCGTAGATGGTGAAATCTTTATCTGCACCCTTGTCATCAAATCCCACACCCACTCCAAGCATGGATGCTTCCATTAGAAATGCAAATGGTTTAGCAGGGTCTAGTTTAGTCATAGACGCAGTAGAAACAAATGAACAGTTTTGCAAAGCGGCGGAGTTTCGTTGTTCATTAACAATAGGAGTTCCCATTACCCATAGTCCTCGACCCGGTGGGGTCCATTTCAAATTAAATAATCTATCAAACGCTTCTTTAGCAGAGGCTTGACCTTTGGAATCATTCCATGGAAGTCTGCTGGTTTTACACCAATCCTTTTGAATTGAGTACATGCCATTGATTACTCTTTCGCATACATCAACCCATGTCTCTTTAGTTCCATCAGCCTTTAATCTGGAGTAAGTTCTAAGAAAAGTTATTTCCCCAACTGAGTTACCACCTGCATCTTGATAACCCCAAGGTACTTTTTTATCTTTGTAACCTGCTACGAAATCTTCTGCTAATTTGAACGAAAAAGCCATTTAATCTCTCCTAAAAATAAAAGTACCATTGTGGTAAGTGTGGGGGGAATAACCAATCTTACAGAGTCTTAACCTAGTGCACAACCCTTGCTAGCGCCACTTTAGAGAGTGGTGTGTTTCATATACTTGTAAGGCTTATTATAATGATAACTTTATTCTTCGATTGCGCCTTTAATTATTTGATTGGTTGTGTTGGCATCGAATCCGCCATTAGGCATTTCTCTTAATGCTTGTGCTTTATCACCAAAAATAGAAGACAATACACCTGCACCTGCGGCTCGTCCTTCTACTGATAACTTAATAAAAGATGAAGAATCATCTAATTCTTTAACTGTCTTTAACAGTTTAAATAACCTATCTATCTCTTGGGAAACGTTAGGGTCTGGGTATCCACCGTTAATTTCTTCAGAAAAACGAGCAAAAGCCACTCTTTGACCCTGCATTTCTACTATTGCATTGATTAAAGCCTTTAATTGGTCTTTAGTTTTAACTTCAACAGGTAAGTTAAAAGCACATTGGTTCTGCGGCTTGAAGGCCGGGCAATTGGCTGCAACAAAGCAGGTATCACACATTCTTAACGAACCTTGGTTAGATTTAACTACTGGAACATCTTTTATTACATCATTTCCATCTTCATCTTGTTCAATTACGGTCTTAAATTCGTAACCAAAGACGGGTAAATTGGTCATTTCAGTTGGATTTCTGCGTTCAAGTTTCCGCATCGGAGTACCCTTATTATCACTATCTGGTGGGTACATTTCCACATTAGAACCGAATACTATTTCCTCACTATTATCATTATAAGAAGAATCATCTGGCTTATTGTGAATCATATTTAATCTAAACTCCAATTGTTGGTATGACCACAAAGCCAACTTACTAATCTCTTTTAGGTCGTCTGTAATAATCTTATCGAAGTCTAAGCCTGCTTTCTCATAGACGTGGCGATATCTTGAACGTGCTTGTTCCTTCATTCTTTTTGGGTATCTAACTAATTTAGTACCGTCCCAAACGATTGTTTCCCCATTCATCATTGGCGATAGCCATGACATAGTGCTGGCTGTTTCCAAGGTAACTTGGCGTAGGTTATCAGGCTTAGCGCACGCTAAAGCATGGAATCTAGTCTCTTGATTGAAGGATATGGACTTAGTTAAAGCGGCTAAGTAATGGTGGTTTTCTATATCTTCACCAGTTATGGCAACATTTAGATAGTTGTCCGCTAGTTTTCTTAATCCATCCGTGCCAGTGGAGTCATCCCATACAACCCAGAACTTACCTTCAGGAACTTGAGACCAACAGGTCTTTCTTTGTTGCTCTACAAAATCAGTCGTTAATAGTGGGTGGTCAAACTCGGTAAAACTATCAATACAATCGATATTATTAGCTACAAAGGTCTCATAATCAGCTGCAAATTGCTCTAGCTCAGCTGAGCTCAGCTGCAATCCCTTTGGAACGCCTGCATGTAAATGTATCCTCATACTATTATCAAAGTATGTTGAGAATAGGTAATCTTTGTTTTTAGGAAGCCCTCTTTTAACTAATCTCCAATAACTAACCCCTACTTCTAAAACCCCTGCTTCTTCGAGGATGGTTCTATTACTGGGAACATCTGCTCCTAGGTAAATAATTTTCATTTAACCCGTTTGTCTTCAAAGTACATCTCGTTTTGTTTATCAATTTCTGCTTGTATATCAGCCCAACGTCTTACGCCTTGTGCCATATCTGGTCTAAATTCAGGTCGTATGTACTGTGGGTGTAGAAACAGTAAAGTTTCAATGCCTTCTTCTAATAAATCTTTTGCTAACTCAGTGTCTGAAGTAACTACAAAATCAACTTTACCCTGTGACCTGGCGTAATCTACCTGTCGCTTTAAAAGGCTTCTTCCATATTCTTTTTGAACATACTCTTTATCGATTAGATTATCAACTTTGCTTATTTTATTACTGACTAGCCAGTTCTCGGCTTCAGCTTTATCTTCACATAAAATAAATACTCTATGAAATTCATTCAAACAACGGTAAAGGGCAACACCAGAAACTATGGGTTTTTTCTTGATGCGTAAAACATCGTCTAAGGTTATTAGTATCGCCATTGTGCTCCGTATTTATATCTGTTACTTTCGAGTAACAGCCCTGCGTATCAATAGACTAGCATCAGGTAGTTCTGCGCCGTAGGTTTGAGCCTCAAATTCTCTGCGTGTTTTGCTAGAAATATCTTTTAATGCTTTTAATGCTTGTACTATTCCAGATGACTTACCGACTTGCCAACGATAATTAGCGTAGTCAGCGTATCCTAATCCTTCTGGACTAAAGGCGTAGTTTCTACCTTTATGTATATCTTCAAACAAAGCAGAACCTTGGTCTACAGCCAACCTTAAAGTTGCTTCTGCGTTTAATCTTGCGGCATCAGATTTAGCACCACTTGCTTGAGTCAAGGCTTGTTCGTATCTTGTTAATATTTCTAAAGCCATGCTTTTATCTTTTTGTGCTTTATTAATCCATACCTTGTCTGGGTTCACTGTCTCTATGACTGGGTCAACTGTCCAATCATCTGCAGTCAATGAATAGGCTGCGTAGGGTTTAATCTTCTTAATATCAGCAATAACATTTACATAAAATGTTAATTCAAATGAATCTAAAAACTTGTTAGTAAAGGGATGCAGCTCATTTCTAAACCCTTCGTTTAGCATAGAAGCTATTTCTTTGTCGCTAAATCTAACGTAGTTTTGATTAGAACTACGGAATATTACATAGTCAATGCCTATAAGACAATCTAAATCAGCGGGTTCTCTAGCTGCAGCCCAGCTAAACGATACCCCTGAACCAGCTAGCCAAACATTGGACCAGCTCTCGGCATCTTGATAATTTTTGTTTAAATGCGTGAAAAGAATCGATAATATTGCATCTCTAACAGATGATATTAACTTCTTGTTTCTAAATAGACGAGGGTCTAACCCTGGCTCTGGGGTGCTGAAATAGGAGGTTTCAGAAGGCTCAGCTTTTACTGATGAAGCCTGGGATAACAATGCTTGATAATAATCCACTACGACTCCTTTTCTTCTTTATTAAACGCAATATTATATGGTTTTGTTCTTTCTTGATTATCCACTTTTAGTGGGGCCATATAACCACAGCTGATGTGTGAGGCTATAAATCGGTTAGCCATTAACCATAATTCTTCTTCATGACCGTCAGCATCGACGTGAAAGGACGCCTCACATGTACAGTTCATTTCAAAGAACACGGGCGCTCTCTATTCTTGTTTAAGCCTTGCTACTACTCTTTCGGACAACTCGTCTTGAGCTATTGCTTCTGATAAATCCCTACAAGCCTGTCTAATATCAGCTCTTGTAGCGTCTCTAACAACCAAAAACGCAGATGTTAGGTCTGTTGTAGCTCTAAACGAACCATCCAGCTCTTTAATAATTATAAACGCAGTCTCGGCATCTGGCTGTTCTTGTGCTTCTATCATGCCACCTTCACTCATTTATTCAATCCTTTCGATTCATTGAACTTATGCATGTTAAATGATTTGACTGGGCAGAAATCGCAAAGGTATACCTTTGGACCTTTAGCCTCTGCTCTACCTAAACCTAATTCACGGCGCTCTTTATCTGTTCCTGGCTTAAGTCTTTTCTTTTCTGACTTGTAGTCTGGGCATTGACCTTGTGGTCTGTTGTGCTCTTTGTAGCACTTCATAGCATCTTCGTGGAATGTCATCTTTACGTCATAAAAATTAGTTCCAAATACGTCTAATCCTGTTGAACCTACGTTAATTTGTTTAATAATTTCTTCACGAATTTTAGGAACAACCCAGTAACGAAGTGGGAATTTAAGTAAGTTACCTATGTGAGGTTGAGGACGTTGATGTTTTTCTACAGATATGTTTAGTAATAAATCGTCAGAAGGACGGCCTTCATAATCTGGAAGTTCTTCAATACTCTTACAAGTACGACAGACTAATAATCTTATTTGGGACTCGTCTGTGGGTTTAGCGGTTTCCCCAAGAATAGGTATATCTGCCATATAATGCTCCTAATAGTAGTACGGTTTATATTACCAGATGTAGGTAATACTGCTTATCTACGACTTCTTGACGCTCCTGCTACATCTGCTTTCATGCTTTGTAGCTTCTTTTCATTTGATGTGCATGTTGGGCAAGTTGGTTCATCTTTAAAAGTACTAACGTTTGAACATCCTGCTCCAGCACATGGACCAGGTTGTCCACTTGGGTAACCTTTTGCAGATGCTTGTTTATGGTATGCGGCTCTAGCAGATTCTCTTTCTGCACCACTTGAAGCTAAAAATTTACCATAATGTTTTTCTAATTCTTGTCCAACGCGTTTTGTTGGTTTTGGGTAATCTTCTGTTTTAGGTGCATCTGGATTAAAACCTCTTGGTGCGCCTTTATATTTTTCAACTTTATGAACCATTAAGTTACGTTCTTTATATGGCTCCATTTGTTTTGCCATATTTTCACGATAATTCATTTGAGCAAGTTCAGATTGTGCTTTGCGTACTATCTTACGTCCTGTACCACTTTTAACAGGTACGGAATCTGTTGGTGCAAAGACTTTAACTTTTTTCATTATTTTATTTTTCTTTGTACAATATTTGAAATATCTTTTGCTGGAACAAATTTAGCTGTAGGTCCGCCATGAAGATGAACACCACTTACTCCTTTATTAGTACCAGGAGTTGCTCTGGTAAATGTTCCTAAAAATGTATCTGATGCTGTTGCTTTTGGATTATCAGAAGTTTTCCATGCGGAAACTCCCCAATCTGGGTGACCATGCATCCAAGTATTTTGCATACCTTCAACTGCAGAGGTTGGTGATGTTCCAGACTTAGTGTTCCATTTAGAAAACTGACCGTCTGTAGGATTCAAACTAAGCTCCTGGGTTTACTTTTGCTGTTTCTTCTGAATTAATAAATCCGTAGTTCATGTATGGGTGTAAACCTGCACGGTTTTGTACAACCTTTTGGTCACCCATGCCTGCGGCTACAGTTGTGTTTGGACGGCGCTTACGGTATTTACCATCTGTTGCACCTTCGTTTAATTCTGCGTTTTCTGAACGTACTTTACGAACGGTCATTAGTCATCCTACCTTTTACTAGTTTTGCCTTACTGTGCCTTGAACAGGAAGGGCAAAGTTCATTAAGCAATGATTGATATGGGTCAAGGGTATAACCACAATCCTTGCAGTGCTTAGAACCATTATATTTGGTTTTTAACTCTTGTTGGGTGCTGAAGCGTACGTCAGTTCCACCAACCGTACCTTCTCCGGTTGAGTCTGTGAATAATCCTGGGTCTTGTGTCATTAAGTGTGCTTCTCCTCATACCAATCTGAGTACTCAGAAGGCGTATGTTTGTTCATATCGCTAGGAGGCTTTGGGTTAAAATCTTTGCCTGTTACTCTTTTGGCGGTTTTGTAATTAAACACATCATCACTGTTACTTTGTCCAACTTTAAAGTCTTTGTTATTACGTCCCATTTATATACTTTTTCCTAACGTATTTCGGCTTGTAGATTCTTGGGTAGTTGGTTCGCCTGAGAAATCTTTACGTTGAACGCTTCTGCCTGTCAACTCCACAATATCCTTTATGCCTACTTCTGTTGTGACATACCCATACTTATCTGGGAATAGTTCAATCTGAGGTAAGTTTGGACGAACATATTCTTGCACTTCTTCACTAGTCATTGACCCAACAGCAATTGCTTGTGTCATTAAACGTTCTTGATTGCTTGCAAAAGGTCCAATATAAGCTTGAGGTGGGAACGCTGCTTCTTCTGGAGTTATCCAAGGTTTACGGGAATAAACACCGTCTGCATATTTACCTGCCACTTATTGCCATTGAGGTCTCATACGTGCAAATTGGTCTACACGTCGTTGATTAATTTCAGCAGGAGATGTGCTCTTAATATTAGCTTTACCATCATTAACTAAATGTGGAGTAGGAACAATAGTTGTTGCTTCTGTGTTACGTTTAGCACGCATAACGTTTCCGTCTTTAACTGCTTTCATTTGTCTTTTAATTCCGCGGTCTGCTTCTAACCCACCTGGATAATAATAATCTGATGGGTCAATTCTTTCACCACGATGAACGCCACGTTGATACGAGCGTTGTCCGACGCGACTCTTGAGCGAGTCCATAACTTTATCAGATGTACTTGAAGGACGTCCTCTGTCATCGCGTCGGGAACGAATAGTGCCTAAGTAACCATCTGGGTACTCTGCTTGTGGTTCACGACCTACGCCGATGCGTAGAAAATCAAGCTCAGAACGAGCAACAGGAACACCACCGCCACCGTAATTAGTGTATGTACCAGAAAGTCCCGAGGCGCCGAGACTTTGTATATTTTGATGGTTACCAGGCATAAAACAAGTTTATGCCTATTTAATTACTACTTAGCCCTAAACTCTTGGCCTGAATAAATAGCCCAACCATCCATGATGTGAACTGGTTCAATACTGAACTCACCTGTGGTTTTATACCAAACTAGGCCCATACCTTGTTGCCAATTTTCCCATTGTTGTACTGGTTTCTCATCCATATTGATTCCACCTTTATAAGACGGAACTGCCCCATCTATACGACATAGGCATCCTGGACTAAACCCACCGTTTTGCTTTGGACCGTTCATTGTTGAATGTGTTTTATAAGCCAATTCAAATCTATGTGAATGACCAAACAGTGTTGTAACGTGTGGGTTTGCATTTATATATTTATATGCAGTAGAACCATTGCTTTGAGCTTTAGTTCCGTGAATGGCTATTAAATTTTCATTTAAATAAATATGACCTGCTGGATACCCACCTGCGTATTCAACTCTTAGTTCATCAAAAGCTAAAAGATGAGGCATGCTAATAACTGGAAATTCATCATCATTTACTCTGCGAACATTTCTTGCTGCTGGTGCTTTATCTCTTAAATATCGTTCCATACGGCAATCATGGTTACCTTCTAAGTAAACAATTCTTGCGTGTGGAGAAGCTGCTCTTTGACCTGCAAAAAAAGCATGACCTGCGCGTAAGCTTTCATTTACAGAATTTTGCATTGATTCTTCTTGCATATATTTACCAAAATTAGGTAGGTCTAATGTGTCACCTAAATTAATAATATCGTCTACGCCATATTCTTCTTCTAATACAGCTGTAATTTGTAAAGCTACATCTATAGCTTTTGTATCGTGAAACGGGTCTAACTCTCCGTCATTAAATTTACGAAATCCTATTTGAGCGTCTGGAAGAAGTACTGCTAACTTCCAATCTCCATCTTTTTTATTTTTTTGTTTTACTGGCTTTGATAATTTTGCTGCTGTTACGCGAGTTAAATCAACACCATCTTCTACTGGTGATTCTAATTGAGCTTTAATTACTGAAAATAAATCATCTAAATCTTTTGTTACTGACATTTACATTGACCTCCGATATGCATCCTAAATATGGTTACTTTGAATGGCAATTCCGCTGCTTTATTCATCACTTTAAATAACGTGTGTAAATTTACATCTTTTTTAGTTCTTGCTTGTTCTAGTAATTCTTGTACGCCTGGCGTTTGTTGGTTAATCCATCTGTTAACAACGCAACCTTCTGTTGGTGCGTTTACGAAATCTTTTAATACTTGTTCTAACATATTGTGCCTCTCCCATGGTTCGCCATGTAGTTTTAAATCTTATCACAAGATTACACCAATGTTATTTAGTATGCAAATAAGAAAACCCCGCGAGTTTTGCTCGCGGGGTTTAAACAGGGATGCCAGGCAGGTGGCAGATGCCCTATATATTCAATTAATTATTCGGTCATACCAGCGTTGAAGTTGGGACGAGAACGATTAACTGCTGAAGGAATAATGCGACCATTGCCTTGTGTATAACCAGCTTCTGGGCTTGTTCCTTTTGGCATCTTAACACTTACACCGTAACGTGCTCCTGAACGTTCACGTAGTTTATTAGTACGTGAAGGCTTTGGTTGCTTATATGGGTCTGTTCCACCCTTAGCGTTACCAGTTTTTTTCATAAGTTTTGTATGTTTTGACGGAGTAGCAGCTTTTGCAGCACCTTTTGAACCTACGTTGCCCATAGTTTCAAAATCACTAGCTTTAGCTGACTTCGATACGAAATCTTCCATTTACTACCTTCTCTTGGCCTAAGAGTTACTATTAACTACGGTAGTGCTTTATTGATTTTTACAAATGCTTAACTAGCAATAATTGAAAATACAATTGCAGAAATCTGTCCATCGTGGCTTTCAATTGACGCAAAACCAGGAACACAGACAAGGTCTAGTCCTCTTGGGGCTGCGTACCCACGGGCTATTGCAATGGCTTTAACGGCTTGATTTACGGCTCCTGCGCCTACAGCACGGACTTTACAGGTACGATTTTCATAGATACTGTGGGCTATTGCTGAGGCTACCGCTTGAGGGTTACTGCCGCTAGATACGCGCAGTATTTGTTCTTCTTTTTGTTCTTCAGACATATTGTTCCTTTAAGTGTTCCGGGTCTTAAAAGTATGTCAAAGAATTACTTTTTAATGGGGCTAAGCGGGCAGGTGTGTTTATCCCTTAAATTTTCATATTCTACAAGGCTATTTGCTTCTATTTTGCATCCACAAGGCAAAGTAGAAGTAATACGAACTGACACTAATCCTCCTCTCCATCTATAGGAGTTGGGGCAGTGGCTTTGCTACCACAGAATGTACACTCCATGTCTAAAAAGTACATTGAAATACCATCTCCATCAAACATGCAATTTACTTTAAATACAGTTGAACCGCAAACGCATACTGAAGTTGGGGTACCTCTTAAATCCATAGCGTTTTTGTAATCTGGGACTACTTCGCTAATTGGAATTGAGTTTAGTTTTTCTTCGTTATTTCCCATGGTATCGATTCTATTGTATATAGAAAGCTATCTGATGCTATAGAAGCAGCTACAGCTAGGTCCTCTACGTGGTATTTATGGTCTTCCGTTGGGTGGAATCTATTTACTGAAGCCGCAACAGTTCTTGTAAAAAACTGTACAAACTCTTCTACTGTCATATATGGGCTAAATATTAGTTTTACTTTTTTATCCATTTTGTTTCTCCCTGTATTTTGGGTCCTTTAAGTTACCTTGTATAGATTTTTCATAATCTACCGTTGCGTATCCAGAAGCTATACGAGCTAATGAGTAAGAATCGGCAGCATTGTCATCTGTTAATTCTACGCCCCACTTCTTAAACACTGCAAGTAGCATCTGGCTTTTCTTTACATCTTTTCCTTTTCCTGCTACATATTTCTTTAATGTAGTAGGAGGAATAATAAGTGGGAACATTCCATTATCAAATAAAACTAATTTAACAATAGCTCCCAACTCACCTAACATATGGGACATTTGAGAACCATAGGCGTAACCTTCTATAGCTGCGTCTAGCACTTTGTTTTTATCTGTAGTAACGCTATTTAAAGACTCAACAATAAACTCAGCAACGGCTACTAACCTAGTAATTCCCCCTCCCTCAAATTTTTTAACTACCGTTTTGTATTTTGTAGGGTCTTCTTTGGATATGTAGGTAATAGAAAATCCACCATAAGATTGGTCTATACCCATATAAACTGAATGACCCGAAGGTATTCCTGGGCCGTATGTTTTCATTAGAGGTTAAAGCTCTTCTTTCTTGTTTTGTATGAATCTCCAGCAGTGCGTCTAGTCAACTCTCTGCTTATTAAAGCTAAATCTTTATTAACGTTGTCATACATCATTGATACTAATTTTGTATAACTTGTACGTTTCATATGTTCAGCTTCTATTTCAACTATCTTTGGGTCTGTGGCTACCTTTAGCCTAGCTACCGTTATCTTTTCCGCATTACTTCCGGTTGTTAAAGATAGGGTAAGCAATCCCACCTCATAATCTAACTGTTTTTTTGTATTTAATTCATCAATTTCTGCACACGCTAGTTGAGTATTGATGAAAGCTAGATAAGAGGTTAAATGTGTAAATAACTCCATCAGTTCTTCTTCACCTAAACTTGTTACATCTGATGGAACTCTGGGGGTATCAATAAAAGTTTCTCTTTCTATTAAAAACCCTTGAGATTTAAGGGAATCTAAAGTTGTTGAACTCTCTTCAGATACTAATTTAGTTAGTGACATACTCGAACTCCTTACATTGTTTACATCCATCTATCCCTTTTAAATTACAAATAGGTGGAGTTTTGGTATCAACAGCAGTCACAATCATTTGAGCTGCGTCTAGTAACTCTGTAATACCAAAATCACTTTTAGGTATAATAAACTCTTTTACCTCTTGATTTAATTTAGACTCATAAATAATAACTGCTTCTTGAGGAGCATCTTCCATACCAATTAATTCCATAAGTTTCATATATAACTGGGCTTGTCTTTGATGGCTATAAAAAGGGGCAGTCATGGATTTCCAAATTTTCTCAAAATCCCCGTCGTATTTTACTAACAAGTCGGGGTCTTCCCATCTAACAGTTCCAATTCCTAACGATTTAATTTCTAATAGTAATGGGTCCCCAAATCCAACTAACCAACCATCGGAATGGCCACTAATTTTTAAAGGTTCGTAAGATAATGAAACTTCTCTATAAGTAAAAGGTCCAACACACTGTTCTTTTGCCTGACTATGTAATCCCCAAAAAAGTTCATTGCAATGACTACAAAGCCATGAACCAATAATTTTATCCATATCTTTAAACCACTCTTGCCACTTAGCATGTATTCTGTGGCCTTCTTCAAACATTAGTTCTCGTTTTAAGGGAGACCTAAAAGAAGAATCAGCTGGTGTATATCCTTGCAATTTATAATAAGAAGTTCTATGACACCAAAAGGGTTTAACCATATCTGATGGATGAAGTACATCTTGTCTTCTATCAGTATTCTGTGGTTTAGATAATAAATATCTTTCTATTGAGTTAATTACTCTTGTATCTTTTTTACCCACGTCGATGAACTGCTTTAGTGCTTTTGACGGTTTGTACTTTGTTGTCATTTTCTTTTACCCACTCTTCTAACGTTTTACCATTACGTATGGCTTTACGTTTAAGAGCGTTCCTCTCCCTATGACTGAGCCCGCCCCAGATACCGTGCTGTTCGTCCATACTATCTGCATATAACAAACATGCAATACGCACAGGGCATTCTGGTGCACCATCTTTACCAAAGCAAACAGCTTTTGCTTTATCTGCAATTTTTTTATATTTAGTCTTGTCTCTTGGGGGATACCATAATTCGGTGTCAAGCCCGCGACATTTGGCTTTATAACGCCAATCATTTACTTCGTTGCCTTCGTACAAGAACACTCCTGAAGTCTGTGGCGCAGGCTTAGAAAGTCGTCCTCTAACAACATGACATAATTTTCGTCATTTAGGTGGAAGCCAAGGACGGGCATTCGACTGTCAAGAATTGCTTCTTCAACAATCTTTTCTAAGACCTTTGCCTTTACGGTAAAGGAGGCTTTGCCAGTCCATTTATGTTCTATCAATAAGTCTTTTGAACGGACATCGCCTTTACGATTCCAAAAGCCACCGCTTGCAGCATTTCTTTTGCCGCCGATAACTTTTGCTAATCGGTCCTCGTGCTTCCTAGACTGACGTTGTCCCTTAGTTGGCATTTTCCAACTCAGCAACATGCTTAGACCCAACTTTGACGCTTTCTAAAACGTCACGTTCAAGGTTCTCGCGAAGGTCAATATCCTCCCGGATACTATCTAGCATAGCATCTGCGCCCTGCCATTGCTTTCCGCTGTATCGGTAATACGCGCCGGCTCTAACAATAACTTTATTTAAAATACCTAAAGCAACTATTTCTTTAGCAAAGTCATAGTGCCCAGCAGGTACTATTCCACCTTCTGCAAAATAAAAATCAACAAATGCTGGCTCTGATATAGGGGCTGATTTATTTTTAAGACTACGAATCTTTATAGTCTGTCCTATGCGACGTTTTTCTTGTCCAGTTCCTTCTTCTAACCATTCATCTCTTTTTACTTCAAGACGAGTGAAGAAGAAATAATCTTTAGCTTTACCACCTGGGGTAGTTCTTGGGTCTCCGTACATAACACCAATACTCATACGATATTGATTAATAATAATTCCAATAAATGGTCTTTCTTTTTCAACCATACTTCTTTTACCAACATGCTCTACTTTGCGAAAGAACTTACCTGTTAATAAAGCACCTCGTCCTACGGTTGCTTCATCCATATCTTTTTCTTCTTCAGTTGTTGGAACTAATGCTGGAAGTGAATCAATAACAACGCAATCTACTTCTTTAGTTTCTACAAGGTTTATAGCAACTGAATAAGCTTCTTCCATAACATTTGTAGATACAACATATATACGACTGACATCTACTCCACACATTTCAGCATATGCAGGAACCCATTGTTCTGCGGCAATCCATACGGTTGTGAAGTTAGGGTCACGTTTTTGATTAGCAGCAATAGTTTTTAAAGCAATAGCAGTTTTACCATTACTTGCTTCTCCTACAATTTCATGCCATTGATTAGCTGGCCATCCCCCACCTAAAACTACATCTAAAGCAAGTGAGCCAGAAGGCATACGGCTCATATAGTCTTCTCTAATTTCAGACCCAAGAATTACTGTGTTATCACCAAATTGTTTATTAATATTTGCCAGTACTTTTATTAGACTCATTATTCAATCTTTCCTATGATGCCTTGTGGGTTAAAGTTATTTGTAGTTGATATTTGTTTTGCTGCTTGAGTTGGTCCATCTACTGGGACTCTTGCACCTGGCATTCCTGTACCAGATTGTGTTATTGGATACCCACAGTCATAACAACGAGGTCTTACTCCGGGCGCACCACTTCCGTAATTACCACTACCACAACCTGGACAACGGTTAATAGTAGTTGCACTTTCAGGAAGTCTGCGGTCTTGTATCTGTTCTTGCGGATAATAAGGTTGAGTTGGTTGTTGAGTTGGAGGCGTTGTAAATTGCCTTGGTTGTTGCTGTTGTGGTTGATTTGTAGGAGTTGTACCTAATTTATTTGCCCACCAATTACTGCTCATCTAGCTCCTCGATTTCGTATTCTTCAAATTCAGCCCCACCGTGGTCAAGTATGGCAAGTTCCATACCTGCTGAAATAGCTGCAGTTATTGCTGAAAATGATATGTGTCTAAAAGTATTTCTTAAATTTTCTTCCATCTCTTCAAGATTTAAAGTTCCATTAGAACCATTTACTAATATTTCTGTTGAAGGTCTTTGAACAGCAACTAAAACTTGTGCATTAATTTCAGAAATATTATCTATAAATGGTAATAAACTAACTAATTCAGACATACGATTATCGCTGTCTTCTATTTCTTTTTCTTCTCCTTCTTGGCTAATAGGATTTAATCCAAGAATTTCTGCAATTTTATTTGGATGTACAACTTCTAAATCGTACAAATACCACCTAACTAAAGTGGTAAAAGGAATAGGATGTAAAGAATCGGTCACTTAGCTTCTCCCCATTTTTGAACTACTTTTATATCTGCTACCAAGGGAATGTTTAACACTTTTATACCTTCCATAGCATCTTTAATTGCAGTCGTTGATTCTTCAACCAGCCTATCAGGAGTAAGTGTGACTAGTTCGTCGTGAACCGTTAATAAGAGTTTCGCGCCTTCTGGTAAAGCAGCGTTGGCCCTCACCATGGCAACTTTAATAATGTCTGCAGCAGTGCCTTGAATACGAGTATTAAACGCCTGACGTTCAGCACCTGCTTTTAACCCTGGGTCTCGTGATAGTAATTCTGGTAAATATCTCTTTCTACCTAAAATTGTGGTTATGTGAGGCGGCCTACTGTTTCTAGCAACACCAATAATCTTTTGTCTGTATCTATTTACTGAAGTAAAGTTAGCCCCAAAATCATCTAGTAATGTTCTAGCCTCTCGTACGCTGCAACCTATTTGCCTAGCTATTTTGTCTGGACCTACTCCGTAAGCCATCGCTAGCACTAGTACCTTCCCAGCTTTTCTATCTACTCCCATAGTGTTTCCTACGGTTGTATAAATATCTCCACCTTCTTGGTAGTTCTTTAACATAATTGGGTCTTCTGACATAGAAGCAATAATGCGAGGTTCAATCTGTGAATAGTCAGCAACAATCAACTTATAACCTTCTGGAGCTATAAATAAATTTCTAATAGCTTTACCATGGGCTGTATGAGGGGCTGGTACGTTTTGTAAATTTGGGTTACGACTTGAGAATCTACCTGTCTCAGCTCCGTGTTGAATGAAATCACAATGAATGCGACCATCTACTAATAAACTTTCTTTATAGTCGGTCTTAGATTTTCCATTAACAGTTCTAATTACTTCCCCGCCTAAATAAGGAATAACATAAGTTGTTAATAATTTATTTAAATCTGAATATTCTAAAAGAGCGTCTACTAATTCGTCTCTACCTCTAAAAGCCTCAAGGGCTTCAGAAGACACTGAATAATCTGATACTGATAAATCTATACCTTCGTCATCTTTTTTCTTCCCCTTGCCTGTTAAAACGTGGGTCTTTAAACCTCGGCCACCTTGGTCTTTAGGACCATATAACTTTGCTTGCTTTTCTTGGTTAGAATTAATATTAAAAAATCCAGCAATTTTGTAAATAGTTTCTCTTGCTTTTTCTATATCAACTTCTAATAAATCTTTAAGTTCTTGTAGGGCTTTCATATCTATTGGTGCACCAGTAAGCTTCATTTCGCAAAGGACTGCTAGAACATCCATCTCTAATTTAAATACATTATGTACTGCTTGTTCTTTAATCTTTGGTGTTAAAACTTTCCACAACATAAATGTGTATTTAGAATCTAAATAAGCATACTTAGCAACCTCAGTAAAGGAATACTTCTCTACTTCTTTTCCAATACCTTTAACCATCTCATAGTTAAACTCTCTCTTTAAACAATCGTCAAGACCTACTTTATTTTTATTACGGTTGTCTACAATAAATGAAGCAATCATTGTGTCAAAGTAAGGACCTACTGGAACTTTATTGTCAAAATATTTAGCAACAGAAGTTAAATCAAATACAAGATTGTGACCTATTTTTAAAATATCTTTATTAAACATTAAAGGTTTTAATGCTTTAAATACCTCAGCCGGAAACAATTGTTTAGGAGCTTCACCAAATAAAACAGTTGACTTTCTTTTATCTCTTGAGTAATCACTTGGTCTTACTTCTAATCCTTTAGCAACACGCTTCTCACCTTGACCAGTAAGAGGAAATAGTTCTTCTAAAAATTCTCCGTTTGGATGTCCCATAGGAATAACATCACATCTACCATAGGTTGCAAGGGTAATCCATAAAACTTCATTAACGACTGTAACGCCTCTGCGTGGACCTACTGTTTCAACGTCATAAGCAAAAGCATCTTGAGTTAGATAATGACTAACCATTTCGTTTAATTGGTCAGTAGTGGTAATTATATTCATAAATAGTTTAGGGCCCAGGGGCTGAGAAAGGGGAGAGTCAGCCCCTGAGCGGTCTAATGTTTGCCTATCTATCCATTAGTTCTTCAGCAATGGCAAGCAAATCTGTGTAAGAAGTTTGCTTGATTGTTGAATAAGAAAATGGTTCCATTGAAGCAATTGCATTTGCAGCAGTTGCTGGGTCGATACCATAATCTTCTGCCAAGTCGCGTTCTTTAATTGCGACTACATGGTAGACAGTGCTTTGTTTTACGCCTGAACGGCTTATTGCCCAATAATTTTTATTTAAAGGACCTTGTGGTGTTGAGTTAACCATGTGCAAAGTCTTAAACAAACGAGGAGAAGCGATAATCATTTGCTTCTGCGCTGGAGTTATGCTTAAGTTAGCAACAGTAAACCCACGCTTGTCTTCTGGGCGATGGCGCAACTTAAGACATAATGGGCATTCTGCACCCAAACATACATAAGATTTGCGACCAGCCTTTTCAGTCAAGAAATGCTGTCTGTAACTTGCGAACGGACCATTAGGGTCAAGAAACTTAACCACTTGTAATTCTTCGCTGTGTTTAAATTCAACTGGAAAATCGCCAGTAGGAGGTGTTAATTTCTCCGCAGCTTCCCAGCCTGATTGAACTGCTGAACTTGTTGCTTGTTCAGGTCTTGCATCAACCATATATGTGTCAATGCCTGGTACTTCTTGTTGTATAGCCATTTATTCATCTCTTTTCATCTGTTGTCATCTTATTTTCATCCTCGCGAATTTTATTCCACGAGTCAACTAGGTTTTTTGTAACCTGTTGATGTTGAGACCAGTTTATCCTTTTTTCTTCAAAAAGTCTATTCTGATTAAATATCTCAACAGCTGCCTCAATCATACGTCTGCTGTACAAACGACGACCTCGGTATTCCTCCCCTGACTTAGTTGTCGTGGAAGGAAGTCTATAAGGGGATTGGGGAAGATACCCTTCCTTAATCCATGACCGTATAGTTACTAACGGCCTGTTTAAAGCTTTACATAAAGAACCAATAAGAAACATATCAACCTGTGTACCGTTAGGCAAAGTAGTTTTTCTAGGTTTGGAATCCCAATCTAGTATTTGTACTTCTTTTTTTGGTTTAGGTTCTTTGCGTTTTCTTTTACTACCTGGATAGTAAATATCTATATCGCTAAAAAACTTTTCAATATTTTCTTCGGTCATTGTTTGACTAATAACGCGTAAGTAATCTTTGATGGAAACATTTCATCTACTTCTTGTTCGGTGATTAAACCTTCATAGTAAGCAGCCATAATCTCATCTTCATTAATAGTAGGTACTAACTTAATGCATCGGTCTTTAATTCCTTTTGCATCAAGAATAGATTCTGCTTTATCTATATCTAAAGATTTAGAAATCCTTTTTTGATGAACAACAGTAATTCTGGTTAAACCAGATTTTTCGTCATTAATTTCAGCAACAATGTGCCCACGACTATCTTCTTCGCCTATTTCTAATAACGATTCAATAACTCGTTTTTTAATTTCAGTTTGGCGTTGATTTAAAAATTCAACTTCATCTTTAAGTACTATGTATTGTTTAACTTCTTCTTTAAGTTTTTCTAAAGACATCTTGTACCCCCTTCTAGGCTACGTGAATAACTTACCACTAGCCAAAAGGAGATGCAACTATCGCTTTCCGGTGTTTCCTCGGTATCCTGTCTTTTTCTTATTCATGCTTCCTGGGACATGATAGCCCGACTTTTTAGGAACATGCTTTTTTCTAATTTCTAAAGATTTAACAATTTTATCTAAATGTTTTCCCATTAAAAAATATCCTCTTCGTACACAACGTCTTCTGCTAAATATTTTTCTAAAGCCTCAATAATAACACTGGTAACAGTGCGTTCGTCGGCAGCGGCCTTATATTGGACAGCTTGCCATAGGTCATCGGCTACCCGAATAGTGCGAGTAGGGGTTTTTGGGGCGTTAGGCATACACCCTAGGTTATAGGAATTAAGGAGCGCTGTGTGGCTCTGTAGCCCACATAGGTTCTTGATAAGGCACTTCTGCCTTTGGAAGGCCGTTTAAAACGATGTCAGCAGCCACATGTAGCCCGGCAACAAAGTTGTTTGATAAGCCTATTTTTAAGCAATGGTCTGCGTACCTTTGAATCTCCATGGCTATATCAGATTTGGCCGTAGTCACTTCTGCAGAACAATCTTTCCAGTCTTCCATTAAACCGACTCTCCTTGTAAGAACTTACTTAAACTTTGTACAGTAAGTTTAACACCCCCTTTGTCATCTATACCTTCTCCGTCAATAACGGCGTTTGCAACAGCATTCTTTTGTTGAAGCATGTCATGCTGCCTAACTTCTATTGAGCCACCCATAAGTAAATCTTGAATAACAATAGATTCCCAAGTAGAAGATGCTCGTTTAATACGGCCGTTACGTTGAGCTGCCGAACCTGATGACCAAGGAAGGTCGTAATTTATGAGGAGATTAGCTGCAGGCAAATCGACGCCGTAACCACCAGCGTCACTAGAAATAAGTACACGCACAGAAGAATCTTCGTTGAACGCAATTTTATTTTCCTCTTTAGTTCTAGCGTCTAATTTTCCTGAATAAAGCCTACATCTTTTAGGGCCTAGTTTCTCAGCAATCTTGTCCAACATATCTACATAAGAAGCAAATATTACAACCTTATGGTTGTCATTTTGTTCTAAAAAATCTAAAGCATATTCTGTCATTGTTTCTAATTTATTAGAAGTTTTTATATCTTCTAGTAAACCGCTTTCAAACAACTCATTAGCGTAAGAAGAGCCTTCACCATTCATTTGTTTAAACTTTTGAGCACTGGTTCTTAATAGGTCTGGGTGTGAGCATAACATTTTCAATGCACCAATTTTAGACATAATTTTTCCACGCATCTCGTCTTCTGGTCCACCAGATTTAGATTCAAGTCCGTAATGAGACATTATGTTAAAAGAACTACCAAATAAATCTTGAGCTTCTTGTAAATCGTATAAAAGGTCAGTCTTTATTTTTTCGTATAGTTTTGCGCTTTTTCTGTCGAACGGGACGACAAGCGGGTCATTATGGATAGTGTCTGGAAGGTATGGGGCAACGTCCGGGTCTTTTTGAGCTTTTCGTACGCAAGCTGTACTAAGACGAGTATGAAGAGTAGGAAGATTCCTATAACGCTCAACACCGCCCCAGTTATTACGGACAATAAACGCTTGGTCAAATAAATCAAACCTTCCTAATACCTCGGCATCTACAAACTGCATAATACTAAACAACTCTTCTGGTTTACCATTCTCAATAGGTGTGCCTGTAAGAGCAAACTTAAATGGAGAAGTTCCTAAACGCTTGGTGTACTTAGAGCGCTTAGACCTAAAAGACTTAATAGCAGTAGCCTCATCTAATACTACAAACCCTCTTGGTAATTTTTTAATCAAATCCCAATCGTTAACCACTTGTTCATAATTCATAATTACATAATCTACTTTGGTTTCTTTCCAGTTATACGCTTCTTGGTATTGAGACTGGCGTTTTGCTTTAGAACCATCTATGACTATGGCTTTAGAAGTATCATTAGTAAATTTTTTAATTTGATTAGCCCATTGATATTTAAGACTAGATAAGCAAACGACTATTCCAGGCTCTTTTACTTTTCCTTCATCCATTAACCGCTCAATAGCAGCAATAGTTATAACAGTTTTACCAAGACCTAAATCGTATGCAACAAGCATCTTAGTTCTTTGGCACATTTTGTCTACAGCTTCTGGTTGATAAGGAAGAAGAGTTCCTTTAAAACTCATACTATTGCTTTCTCTCCATGCAATGAATGACGTGCTGTTTCTAATCCCTGTAGTATTTCTACCTTACTCATAGCCCCAACGTCTTTAACATCAATACCATCGTAATTAAAAAACCAAACTTCAAAACCTTTTTCTTTAGCAAGCTTTAGCATTTGTACTGAAGATTTTTTACCAGCCTCATCGTTGTCCATAGCCATAAATATTTGTTTAGCACTTTTAATAAGTTTTACTTGTTGATTAGAGATGATTGCGCCAAACACAGCAACCCCTCCTGTTATACCTACTGAATCAA